TATGGAGCTGCGGGCCAAAACGGTAGTGATGGTGGCTACAACCCCGGTGACGGAGGTGCCGCAGGATATTATGTTCGTTCGTTGGGTGGTACTGTAAATTGGATATCGGGAGGTAGTGCGCCTAATGTCAAAGGCTCCGCTGACTAAGGTCGAGCAGATTCGGCAGGCTGCGGAGCAGGATCTACTGGCGTTTATCCGGCTTGTTGCGCCTCATAGAGTACTAGGCAAGGTACATGAAGACCTTGCAAGATGGTGGACACGAGACGAAGCCAAGTCTCACCAGATGGCACTCTTGCCCCGAGACCACCAAAAATCGGCTATGATGGCATACCGTGTTGCGTGGGAGATTACCCGCAACCCAGCCGTCACAGTGCTGTACATTTCTTCTACCTCTAACTTGGCAGAGAAGCAGCTCAAGGCAATTAAGGATATTCTATCGTCAAAGAAGTATGCAAAGTATTGGCCCGACATGGTGCACCCCGATGAGGGGAAACGGTCGAAGTGGACAAACAGTGAGATCGAAGTCGATCATCCGCTACGTGCGGCTGAGGGCGTACGAGATCCCACGGTGTTTACGGCAGGGCTTACCACTTCGATTACCGGGATGCACTGTAACATCGCGGTGCTGGATGACGTAGTTGTACAGGAGAATGCGTACACAAAAGAGGGAAGGGAGAAGGTTGCGAGTCAATACTCTCTGCTGGCTTCTATCGAATCGTCAGACGCACGAGAGTGGGTTGTCGGTACGCGATACCACCCAGCCGATTTGTACCAGCAGCTCCTTGAGATGGAAGCTGAAATCTTTGATGAGTATGGCAACAAGGTTTCGTCTACCCCAGTCTATGAAGTATTTCAGAGAGAGGTAGAGGATAGTGGGGACGGTACGGGGGAGTACCTTTGGCCTCGTATGCAGCGAGGGGACGGGCGTTGGTTCGGATTCAATCAAGAGATTCTAGCTAAGAAACGAGCCCAGTACCTCGACAAGACCCAGTTTTATGCACAGTATTACAATAATCCTAATGCCTCCGATGAAGCAGGCATATCGAAAGATCTTTTTCAATACTATGACCGCAAGGGCATATCCCAAAAGGATGGTCGTTGGTTTTACCGGGACCGCGTGCTCAATGTTAGCGCAGCAATCGACTTTGCATTTTCGGTTACGAACGCAGCAGACTGGACTGCCGTAGTAGTAATCGGCGTAGATCACGAGAACAATATCTACGTCCTAGATATAGACAGATTCAAAACAAAGAAGATCGGTGATTACTGGGAACACATATACAAGCTCTATGCTAAGTGGGGGTTCCGTAGGATACGGGCCGAAGTCACTGTTGCACAAGACGCTATCGTGGAGGAGCTTAAAACAGTCTATGTCAAACAAGCAGGCGTCCCTCTATCGTTCGACAAGTTCCGCCCGACACGCACTATGGGCACAAAAGAGGAACGTATTGATGCGGTCCTTCGACCCCGTTATGAGAATGGATCTATTTGGCATTGGTACGGGGGTGTATGCGAGGAACTCGAACTTGAGGTTACCCAGTATAAGCCTCGACACGATGACCTTAAAGACGCTCTCGCGTCAGCTATCTCTATAGCAGTAGTTCCTAGGAACTATCAGATGAAACGGAAAACAAATGTTGTCTATCATCCGCGCTTCGGCGGAGTACGGGCATAAGGAGTAACTGTGAAGACTCTTGATCTAGAATCAATTAGCGGCCCACGGGAGACTCTTGCCGTTCAGATTGCAGAGCAGTACCAGACATGGCGACAGGCTCGCAAGAATTGGGAAGAGGAGAAGCAGGAGCTTCGCAACTTCGTGTTTGCTACAGATACGACAAAGACTAACGTCTCTTCGACTACCCCGTGGAAGAACAAGACTACGCTTCCAAAGCTTTGTCAATTAAGGGACAACCTACATGCGAACTATATGGCCGCTCTATTTCCCAGTGAGTATTGGTTTGATTGGGAACCTTCGACGGAGGAGTCTGACGATGCGGACAAAGCTCGGGTTGTCAAGGCATACATCCGTAACAAGCTACGTCAGGCCAACTTCAGGGAAGAGGTAAGTCGCCTAGTCTACGATTATATTGACTACGGCAACGCATTTGCGGAGGTGGTCTTTGAAGATAAAATTCACACCGATGCCGAGGGAACCACGTTTTCTGTTTACCGGGGTCCACGGCTCAAGCGTATATCTCCGCTGGATATCGTATTCGACCTTACGGCATCCTCTTTCACGGAGTCTCCGAAGATCACTAGAACGTTCACTACGCTTGGAAGTCTAGCCAAGCGGGTTTCCAGTATGCCAGAAGACTCTGCTTGGATTCAAGCGGGCTGGCAGAAGCTACGCGACTGTCGAGGTCATGCTCAGGGGCTCGATAGCCATGACCGATTGAAGGCAGAGTCATATAAAATTGATGGTTTTGGGAACCTTTTGGATTATTATAGGTCTAATACTGTCGAACTGTTAGAGTTCGAGGGCGACCTCTATGACGTAGAGAAAGACACACTCTACGAAAACTATAGAATAATCGTAGCGGATCGTTCCTATGTTCTGCTTATGGAGCCCATTCGCTCTTGGACTGGGACTTCCAATAAGCACCACACTGGTTGGCGACTACGACCAGACACGCTTCTGGCTATGGGTCCCTTGGATAATCTAGTGGGGGTGCAATACCGTGTTGACCATCTTGAGAACCTTCGTGCCGACGTATTCGACCAAATCGCTACGCCGGTTGTCTATCAAAGGGGCTACGTTGAGGAATGGGAATGGGGACCCGGAGAAAAGATTTACGGAGATAGTGAGTCAAACGTCGAGATCCTGCGGCCAGATGCTACCGCATTGCAGGCAGATTTTCAAATTGATAAGTATCTTGCCATCATGGAAGAGATGGCCGGGGCTCCCAAGCAAGCAATGGGTATTCGGACTCCGGGGGAAAAGACTGCGTTCGAGGTTCAGGCCCTTGAGAACGCGGCAGGCCGCATCTTCCAGAATAAAGTCCAGCACTTTGAGCAGACATTCCTTGAGCCCCTGTTGAACCAGATGTTGGAGTCAGCTCGTCGTAACATGAATGCGGCTGAAGCCACCCGAGTGCTTGACCCGGATACTGGAGTAGAGGAGTTCATTAATGTTAGTCCCGAGGATATCAAGGCTAAAGGCAAGCTCTATCCGATGGGTGCGAGGCACTTCGCTAAGAAGGCGCAGGCTATGCAAAACCTTATGGGGATCGTCAATTCACCCCTTTACGCCGATGAACTCGTCAAGGTCCACTTCTCTGGAAAAGAACTCGCGTCACTCATTGAAGAGCTTCTACAGTTCGAGGAGTTTGCCTTGATTCGTCCGTTCGCTAGAATCTCGGAACAGAAAGAATTTGCTACTATGTCTCAGGTTGCACAGGATCAGACAGTGATGGAGGCAACCTCGTCTCCTGATCTAGCCAGTCTGCCTCCGGGTGCAGAACAAGGATTGCAGGAGGTAGAATGAGAAAGTATATTAAGATTGCAGCGGTGATTGCTGCCGCGTGTCTGTTGCTTATTGTTATGGACAAGGCAGAAGCCGCTGGCTCTCAGTCAGATGATGTGTCGTGGGTTCATCCTACGTCACGAGTTGATGGAACCCCGCTTTCCGTAGAGGAGATTGAGTATACTGAGGTTGAAGTTACGAGAGACGGGCAGGTTATTGCAAACGATCTAGTCCCTGCTCCGGGCACGGTATACTCACTTCCACGAGATCTGCCACCCAACTATACAGTCTGCTATCGTGCTAGAACAAAGGCACTTGATCCCGTTGATCCTTCGGAGTGGACGGGACAGGTCTGTAAGACGGTTAAGGGCAGGCCCAATCCTCCGGGTCAACTGGATGCCAAGTAATGCTTGAAGCAGAAGTTGACGATTTAGAATCGCCACGAGGCGGTATCCCAGCCATCTGGGACAAGGGTCTTAGAGGTGAAGAACTCAAGACCCACCACGAGTGGTTGACGAATGGAATGAACTACTGGGACGAGGCCCGCAATATGTTGCGGTCCTTGTTCCGCACGAATAGGCAGAAGTTCGCGGACTTAGACCGGCCCGACTATGCTGCCTCTGCTGCATATGCTATAGGGTATGAAAGAGCCCTACAGGATGTGTATAAGAATCTACCAAGACCAAGGGAGAATAAACAATGACTGACCAGAATGACGATGTGTTTA